TTGATGTTGTCACCACCAGCATTTGGACCAGTTCCTTTAATTGCTTCATAATACTGAACTTGTAGTTCAACAGTGAATTCTTGAATTCCTTGAGCATCATAGGAAAGTTCAATAGGTCCAACCTGAGTTGGGAAAGTATCATAGAATCGATACGATCTTAGAGAAGATCCATCACGATCTAACTGATAGACATAAGCATCTGCCTGATAATCTGCTGGATTAACTAAACCAGTGTTATCAGATAGTCTGTTTATAACATTCATCCAGTTTTCAAACGCTGAACGAATAGCAAAATCAGTATCGTTAATTATGGTAACAGTCCATGTATCAAATGTTCTGTCTCCAGCAATTTTAAGAATCCTTCCTCTAAAAGGAATGTCGATCTGAGCAACATTGGATGCTGGTAAATTAGCACCCTTTACTAAGAATCGTGATTTTTCAAGGACTTCTTGATCTGGTTGAGCAGCATCAGGGAAAGTGAGGACAACTTCAAACAGATTGGCACGAGTACCACCACCTGTCAACTTACTCTTGAAGTTGGAAATAGTCCTTAATGGTGGTGGATTGACTTGGTTTCTAGCCATGATTGTTTTTTAAACCTCTAATTAAACGGAACCGATTACTTCTTCAAAAGCAACACCAGTTCTTGTAGCAACAAAGGTAAGACCAATGAAGTTAATAGAACGTGCTGGCTTAATGAAGATGTCAGCAACTAATTCATTAGAATCAATAACTGCTGCTGTGTTGTTAGTCTCATCACAAATAACCACGAAGTCAAAGATACCTCGTTTTGCTTGAACATCTCTTAGGAATGGTTCAATGATATTTACAAAGTTAGTCCTTGTAATTTCATCGTTGAACTCAAAGAGTTGATCTTTAGCAGCAGCAGAAATAGCATCTTCAAGGTAGATGAATAATCTACGAACGTTGATACGATCAAACGCTGATGATTTTCCAAATGCTGTCTTATCACCGAATAATACGATTCCAGCACCAGGAGAGTTAATAACAGGGTTAACTCTATTTGTGTAGAGTATATCTCTCTGTTTTTGTCCTGGATTGTATACTAATTTAACTGCGTTAAGAATAGCACCTCTTGCTGTTCCTGCTGGTGAGAACCAAGGGAACTGTTCGATACTTGTTCTAGCACAAGTTCCAGCAATGTCTCCATTTAATGGAACATATCTGAATGTGTTATTAAAACGATCATACATGTATTTGTAACCACTATCGATTACACCGTATGTCGTTGAAGTAATGTTACCAGCAAATCCCTTTACATTTTCAGTAATTTTGTCAATTGCGTTAACAGCATCAGTATCAGTACTGTTATTAGCATTATCATTGATAAATGCTGTTCTATATGGTGATACAAATGCTACAGCATCTTTTCTTGCTTCTGCTACAGCAATACACTTGTTTGCTAAAGCAGCACAATCAAATTCGTTGTAATTTCCAGATCCTTGAAGAATGAAATCTACTTCAATTTCTTCTTTATTTTCAAATAAAGTTAGACCTGAAATAATATCATCCAATCCAGAGTTCAAAGCACCAATTGATGTAATACCAGTTTTTCCACCGTAGTTCTTACCACCTTGTAAAGTGAGTTGGTTATTACCAGAACCAGCAAAAATAATTGAACTGGCATCCTGATCCCAGTTGGTATCAAGATCATAGTTGTTATTAGCACCACTATGTGAAACTGTTGCTAGTCCAACTGCTGACTGACCTACTATTGACTTAGGAGCACTTAATCCAAATACGTAATTTGAATTAACCTCAAGATACTTTCTCCAGTAAGAAGAACTTCCTACAGAATACTCAGCATCTTTTGCTTTTGAAAGTGATAAATGCTTTTCTAAAATTGTTCCAGCATTACCTGTAATTTGTCCTAGATCATCAATAACAACAACGTGAACTTCATCAAATCTAGCACCTCTTTCTGCAGCATATGCTGAAGTTCCAGGTCTTGATGCCAAAGCATCCCACTCAATAATAGCACCACCAGTTATATTAATATTTTGTGCTTCAAACCAATCACTAGCACCAGTTACATCTAAAGTAGTTGTCCATGCTGTTGATTGACCTGCGGTTGTAATACCGAGATTCTTATCAGTTCCAAACTTATAAACACCAGCATCTGCGTAGTCTACATTTGTTACTGTTCCACCAGCAGAAACGTGATGTGTTAATTTAACTGAAATAGTTCCTGTTCCAATATCAGTAACAGTTCCTTTAAAGTTTCCATCTAATGGAGTTGTTCCACCAACACCAACTGCTATAGCATCATCTGGAACGTCTTGAGTTACTACAGATCCTGTTTGAATAAAAGCAGTACTAACACCAAGAACCTGATCTGCAAGACCATCAATTATTGCTACCTTAATACCGTTTGCCCATGTTCCTGGATTCTTAGAAGAAATTATGGTAGTTGCTAGAGTAGACTCATCATATCCTAATTGTTGATAATGCTCACCACCCTTGATTTTGATATCATCTCCATCATCAGTAGCATTTCTTATCGTTTGATCATCTGCTCGAACAACTTGCATTGTTCCACCATAAGCAAGAAAAGATGAGGCAACCATCCAGTGCTCAAAATGCTTATCTGTACTATATGGTTTACCAAAAGTCTGGAGCAGATCCTCCTCACTTTCAATTAATTGTGGATCTCCTATAGGTCCTTTTTCAAATGGTGCTACCAATGCTCCGACAGATCCACTTGTAGGATCAACTCGCCCAATTGTTAGATCAACCTCTCTTACAACAATACCAGGAGATGCTAAATTTAGTGGCATCTTTTCTGTCTCCGAATTCTCAGATTATTACTGAAATTATTTAGGGAAAGACCCTTTTTCATTGGGGAAACGGTGCGTGAACATTACCAGTCAGGGTATTGCCAATCAATATGTTTCTTTTTTGGTTTTCTATTATTAACTATTCTCTTTATTGTACACACCTTACATTCATAAGAATATGCTGATGGATATCTTCTATTCTTTCGAGTTAAATAAAAATCTTCTACTAAATCTTTAACTTTACCACAGGATCTACATTTTCTTTCTTTTAATAATAAATGTTCCAGACCTAACTGGTCATCAAAATCCATTAGCGATAATCCCACATATATGATCTATCACCATACTCATCTGTATGCCAAGTATCTCCATCAGCATCAATAAAACTAGTATCATCTAAACCATCAGCAATGAATCCAAATGGAGCCATGTCCTGTTCTATCTGATTCTTCTGCTCTTCATAAAGTCTTTTCCGAACATCATTGTCCGTCATTTCTTTAAAATAATCTTGTGCTACTACCCAAGCAAATATAACAAGACACATAGCAAGGTCATCATTACAACCTTCCTCTGCCTCAAATGAATTATGCTTTTGAGCAAAAGTAGTTAATTCTGATATGATATCATAATCACTAACCAATATCTTATCATCCTCAAGCATAGTCTTCAGATTGGAACATCCTAACTTCTTAACTGCTGATGTTGTTCTTACACCTAACTGACATTTCTTACCAGAAAATCCTTGACCAACTATCTGACCATTTCTTCCTCTCATGGATGCCATAAGAAGATTATCATACTCTAAATCATATTGAAGTATACTTGCAACCTGATCTCCTATATCATTTACTTCTACTAATATGAATGATTCATTATATCCCTTTGCCACATCATGTATAATATTAGGAAACAGCATAGGTTTAATTTCATTATTCCTATACTTAGCAACTACCTTATATGGAAACTCTGTAGTATCAAAGATTATAAAGGCAGAATAATCATTTCCTAATCCTCTGGCAACATCAACCGTAATAATATAATTATGATCTTTAATTGGGTTTTCAAAAATATCTAATCCAGCATTTCTTTTTAATGGTTCTTCATATACAAGATTTCTAAGTTTAGTAGCACTAATTAGTGTATTAACAGAACCTAAGAACTCACATTCAAACTCAATTTTAAACTGCTGTTCTGATGTATTAGCAATAGTCTGTCTCTTCCATTCAGCATCTCTTCCTGGAACTTGAGACCAATGAACGTCAGTAGGAACATATTCATTCTTCTTTCTTTCAGCATCATGCCAATACCTATAGAAATGATTCATACCCCTTGGAGTTGAAACAATAATTACTTTAGTACTTTGTCCAGACGTAATAGTAGGATAAACAGAGGCAAAGAAGTCGTCAGCAATGTGATTCGGGATGAAAGCGAACTCGTCAAGAAAGATGACATTATAGGATCCACCTCGGACAGCAGATGCAGATGTAGATGCAGCGAGAATCTTTGATCCATTTTCTAATTCTAATGATCCTTTATTCCAAGATATAATACCCTGCTGCATCCAATTAGGAAAATTCTCATATGCAGTCTGCAATCTACCTAATAAGTCTCTAGCAGTTGC